GTAAAATAGATCGTAGTAAAACGGTCAAACTAATCAATGATAGCCTGGCTATACGTTTTCCATATGACACTAAGTTAATAAACGAAATACAAGAGGTTAAAGGAATAAGTCAGGGAAGTGTCAGATTTGAGCGTGATACGAAAACTTGGTATTTTGGCATAACTGAATATAACGTCAATTGGGTGATTACTTGGGCACAAGCATACGGATTTGATATTGATCAAAAGATACTTACTTTGCTAGAGCAAATTATCGAATGCGAAAAGCAACATTATAAAATTGAACTAATTAAACAAGACAATGAGTATACCGTGACTAATGCCCCTAGTAGTTTGCTAGAATATTTAGATCAACATGGTGGTCTAAATACTGGTAATATTGTTAAGTTGATTGACCACAGTGGAATATGCGGCTATCAAGTTGACCAAAAGATCCTACAACAAGCAACAAAACAATATGGGCCATCACTAGGTGAAATTGGAGGAAAACACAGTATACACATTAAACCAAGTCCTAAAAACTTAAATATGATATTTGATTACGCCGAACTTACTAATCGTTATCCTATCTGCATTTATAATCCTACCTTATTTGATATCAATCTAAATCGATTCGACGAAAAAGATATTGTGAGATTTGACAGGAACGGTAAAACTAAGACTAGCGATTACAACCCATATGATGTTAAAATAATATATGCACATAAGATCCCAGCCACCTGGAATTTTCCTGTACCATTATTAGTAACAACATTTGAAATGATGTTTGGTGGTCGCAAGATGGATTGGACACGTAAAGCAGAAAAGATTATCTACTACGGTGCAACACAAGTAAGGGAACAATATTAATGGCATTGGCTAGACTACTAATTAAAGACGAAGTGAACGTTAAGATAGAAGGTCTTGATCTTCATGAACGTAAAGAACTTACTAATAAGTTTAAGTATGAAGTTCCTGGTGCTCGTTATATGCCTGCAGTACGTCTCGGTAGATGGGATGGCAAAGTTGGATTTTTCCAACTTGGTGGGTCAACATACATTAACTTATTACCAGAAATTTTACAGTATTTAGATCAACAAGGGTATCAGGTTGAACTAGAAGACCTTAGAGAATACCAAACACAATTTGAATTTACTCAAGTCAATGAAGATACATTTAGCAATATTAATTGGCCCAAAGGGCATCCTATAGCAGGTGAACCAATAGTGTTACGAGACTATCAGGTTGAAATCATAAACAAGTTTTTAGCTAATCCGCAGAGCTTACAAGAGATAGCAACAGGTGCTGGAAAAACATTGATCACAGCGGCATTGAGTTCACAGTGTGAGCCACATGGCAGAACTATTGTTATAGTACCAAATAAAAGTTTAGTTACACAAACAGAAGCTGACTATGTCAATATGGGATTAGACGTAGGTGTTTACTTTGGAGATAGAAAAGAGTTTGGTCGTACACATACTATATGTACTTGGCAAAGTCTTAATATATTACTCAAAGGTAGTCGTAATCACGAAGTAGACATAACTATACATGAGTTTCTTGAAGATGTTGTCTGCGTTATGGTCGATGAAGTACATATGGCCAAAGCAGATGCATTAAAAACTTTGCTAACAGGAGTAATGGCACACATTCCTATACGTTGGGGACTAACAGGAACTATACCCAAAGAAGAATTTGAACGTATGAGCCTAAGATGCAGTTTGGGTGATGTGCTAGGTAAGTTAAGTGCAAGCGAATTACAAGACCAAGGTGTACTTGCTAACTGCCATGTGAATGTGTTACAATTAAAAGATCATGTAGAATACAAAGACTATCAGAGTGAACTAAAGTATCTGTTAGAAACTGAAGGAAGATTAGATTACATAGCTGAATTGGTAAGTAAGATTATCGAAAGTGGTAACACACTAATACTGGTAGACAGGATAGCACCCGGCAAACAACTACAAGAAAGAATACCAGGATCAGTGTTTGTATCGGGTGCAACCAAAGCAAAAGATAGGAAAGACGAATATGACGAAATTGCAACTATGGATAGTAAGGTTATTATTGCTACTTATGGCGTGGCCGCTGTGGGCATTAATATACCTAGAATTTTCAACCTCATCCTCGTCGAGCCTGGCAAGAGTTTCGTCAGAGTTATCCAGTCAATCGGTAGAGGTATCAGAAAAGCAGAAGATAAAGATTTTGTTCAAATCTGGGATATAACATCTACCTGCAAATTTGCTAAAAGACATTTAACTAAACGTAAACAATTCTACAAAGAAGCGAACTATCCATTTGTAGTTGAGAAAGTCGACTGGCAATAATAACAAGGAAAATTATGCACATATTAACACTAGAGAATACAGCCTACGAAATGAATGAGATCCCTGATGAAGTAGATGATATGCGTTTTAGCATATTAGATAATAGTGATCCAAAGAATCCAGATTATTTCTTTATTCCATTAATCTTCTTAGAAAGTTTTAACTCGCCAGCACTAGTATTAAATATTGGAGGTAACTCAGTTAAGATGCCTGTTGATTGGCAGTTACTAATTGGAGAGCCTGATTTTGGTGATTTAGAAGTTGTGCCATTAACATCTATCAATGATCGTGGATTTTCAGCATACACATTCAATCCGTTGACTAGTTTTAAACCAGTGTTTGAACCGGTTGAGATTGTTGATATCTATCAGGATGTTAAATGGTACTTTCCCAAACTTAAACCAGGGCAGTTACTAGCAGTACCAATCAACGACAGTGAAAAACCAATGTGTGCTTATTTTGTCAAAGATATATCAAGGCAGAGCGAAGTCATTGACTATTCTAAAATTTGGTAGTATAATTATTAATATATGAGAAAAAACCACGAATATTCTGATAATGTAAAGGATCTTATGAACGATTTTGATGATGTTACAGCAGAACTATTAGAGAGTCTAACGGCAGAGTTTCCGTATGATTACGAACCAGGCGAGTTTGATGGAATAAACAGACCGTTCGACACTGATACAAAAGAAGTTGCTCAGTGGAAAGACATAAATCAATTAGCCAAAACAAATACAGCCGTAAAGCAACAACTTGATCAATTGATATTGATATATAATTTGAGTAAAGAAGATCACAATGAGGACACAGAATGAATCCTAAAATGTTTAAGCAGACAAAAAAGAAACGTGCAGTGGATCCAAATGCTCCACCACGCCCAAATCTATTAAGTCAAGATAAGAAACTACGTGAAACGACAGAAGCTTTTGGTAAATTACACAACATGGTAGAAAGACAACAAGCTACCATAGAGCAACTTGAAGCTAAGTTTAGAAGCATGCAACAAGCAGTCGATCAATTAATTAATTATGTTAGAAATAAAAATTGAGTTCAAGTTTACATATCAAATATGAAATGCAGGCGTTTGATCGAAAAGATCGTGCCTATTATGACAACTTTACTGATGAAGATAGAAAGAAGTTTTCGACTTATCTCATGCTCAAATACGGAGCTAACGTAGGCAGTGGTAGTCATGATCTACAGGCATACTACCTAATGGCAACAAATAACAATGTAAACAAGTGGTTCTTTGATCTAGGAAGTAAGCATACTAAATTACAGTGGTTAACATGTACAGCAGTAAGCCCGTCTATGGGTCCACAGTTTCATTATTGGTTAAAGGCCAAAAAGAAACAAGGTGATAATAAAAGTCAAAAGTTTTTGGCTAAACTTTATCCAAACATGAAGCAAGATGAAATAGATCTTATGGCAACGCTCAATGACAAGAAAGAACTTAAAAAATTAGCACAGAGTTTAGGTATTCCAGACAAAGAAATAAAAAAGGATTTAGGGTGATCAATGAAATACTATCAACATGGCAAGAGAATCAGAGCTCAATGGAACAAACGCTAACAACTTTTAAATGCAAATATTGTGGCAAAGAGTATCGTAGAGAAAGTACTCTGTTAGCTCACATGTGCGAAAGTAAAAGACGGGTCCAGCAAGAAAAAGAAGTAGGTGTACAGTTAGGTATGCAGGCTTACTTACGTTTTTATGAGATGACACAGGGCAGTGCTAAAATGAAAAACTATCAAGACTTTGCTAAATCAGCTTACTATACTGCTTTTGTTAAGTTTGGAAGACATATTGTAGCTATACGTGCTGTTAATCCTAAGATGTTTATCGAGTGGGTCATAAAAGAAAATAAAAAATTAGATCATTGGTGCCGAGAAGCAATATACGCAGAGTTCCTTGCACAATATATAAAGCGAGAATCAATCAATGATGCAGTTGAACGTGCCTTAACAGAAATGCAGGAGTATGCAGATGAAACAGAAGGATTACATTTTAAAGATTATTTCAGATTTGGCAGTGATAATCGCATTGTTCACCATATCGTTAATGGTCGTGTTAGTCCTTGGATCGTTTATAATTGTGATAGCGGCGTTGAATTTCTTAGTAGACTTAACGAAGAACAAATTGCAATGGTTATGCCAACGATAGATCCAGACTATTGGCAACGTAAGTTTGTAGATTACCTAGCAGACACTGAATGGGTTAAGATGGTAACCAAAGAAGCAGGGCTATGAAATTTAAGTCAGACATTGATATAGATTTTGCAGACAGAGACCAAGTATTAAA